ATACACGCGCTTTAGAGCCAAAAATGGGCGCAGGTAAGCCTTTGGGTATGAAACATGGCGGAAGAGCCCACAAAAAGTAAGGAAAAATCATGAAACATCACGATCATATTGCCGACCACAAGCATCCTTTCCATAGCGGTGGTACAAAACACCACGGTAAGACTGAATTGCACCATGTTCAGCACCCCCACCCCGAAGAACACCACCATGTTCACGGTATGAAGCATGGCGGACACGTAAAACATCACCATGAGCACGTTGCACACCACATGAAAGAGCATGAGGGACATCATCACGCTCACGGTGGCCACATTCACCATCACGAGCATGTAGCCAAACATGTGGCTCACCACGATGGACACCACATGAAACACGGCGGACACGTTCATCACCATGAACACGTCGAAAAAATGCACAAACACGGGCACAAATAAGGAGCTGAGCATGGCTAAGCACAAGAGACATTACGACGAAGGCGGCGATGTTGACGTTGATTCAGAAACGGGTGCTAAATACAGCTCCCAAGCTGAGGATATTGAGCCTTCAACACCTGCACCTAAGGCTGCTGCAAAATCTGCAGTCGTTACCAAGGAGCAATTAGCCGCTTCCGGCTATGATAATTTGCGCGACTACTTAAATGCCCAAAAAGGGTTGAAGCGTCGTGATGGCTCTGCTCCTGCAAAGTCTGGCCCTTCTTCTTACAGCGAGATGCTAAGGAACGCTCCTGCTGGTACTTCAGATACCGCAATGAAAGCACTTAAATCAAACGCTGCAAATGAAAGTAACAGACTAGCTGATGCTGAGAGAGGTGTTAGCCGAGGCCGTAAAAGTGCTGCTGAAGCACCAAAGATGACTAGAAGCGCCCCAAGAAAGCCTTATAGTCCAGAGCCAATGGGTACATCCTTTCCCGGTTCAAGATTCTCCAAAGGCGGTATGGCTTCTCCTTCCAAACGTGCTGATGGTATAGCTCGCAAGGGCCTTACTAAATGTGCTTGCGGTGGTGGGAGAATGTAATGATGGCTAGCCGTGGCATGGGGGTCATTAACCCGTCAAAAATGCCGGGTAAAAAGATCATTCATCGCAAAGACGACCCTAACACGGTTGACATGTATAAACGTGGTGGCAAAGTGTGGGATACCCCTAATCCAGCCAAGAAACACAAAAAATTAAGTCCCGCCAAGAAAGCTGAGGCAAAGGCTATGGCGAAGAAAGCGGGCAGACCGTATCCTAACTTAATCGACAACATGAGGGCGTCAAAATGAGCTTACCTGATTTCATCCAGAACAATCTTGAGTATCTAATCGACGAATTAGACACTAGAGCAACACACCAACTTATGTCAAACGGTCACGTTGAAGATAAACTTTTGGATATCATCAATGGTTTAGAAAGCTATCTTCCAGCACCCGTTGAGGCTCCTGCACCTGTTGTCGCTGTTGATCCTGCTCCTGTTGCTGTTGAAGAACCAGCGGCGGTAGCAGCTTTTATGGATGATGTACCCCACGAACAATTTGATCATCCCGAAGACATAATCGAAACTCCTGCGGCTGAATAACATGGCAAATACATCTGGATCATCAGCGTTTAATTTAGACCTCACCGAAGTGGTTGAGGAAGCATTTGAGCGAGTTGGTTCAGAGTCACGCACGGGCTACGATTTGCGTAGTGCTACTCGTAGCTTGAACATCATGTTTGCTGATTGGGCAAACCGTGGCGTGAATATGTGGACGATGGATTCCAACGTAATCAATTTGGTCCCAGGCCAGATAACCTATCCGTTGCCTTTGGACACTGTAGATTTGCTTGAGCATGTGATCAGAACACAAGCTAACGTGGCGGCAACCCAAGCGGATTTGACCATCACGCGTATCAGTGTTTCTACCTATGCCACACTACCCAATAAGATTCAGCAAGGCCGTCCTATTCAGGTATGGATTCAGCGTCTTGACGGCCAATCTTATTCAACCACCTTGACTTTAGCCCAGTCAATCAGCGCCACTGACACCACAATCACGTTATCTTCTGTGGTTGGTATTCCCAATACTGCCTTCATTCAGATCGATAACGAGACAATTTTTTACAGTTACACGAGCGGTAATACGCTTGGTAATTGCTATAGAGGACAGAACAATACCACGGCTGCGGCTCACACCGCCGGGGCTAAAGTGGTGTATCAGAACTTGCCATCCATCAACGTATGGCCTGCTCCAGACAACGCACAACAATACCAATTTGTATATTGGAGACTGCGCAGAACCCAAGATGCGGGAACTGGCGTCAATGTCATGGATGTTCCTTTCAGATTTATTCCTTGCATGATTGCGGGTTTGTCCTACTATCTAGGGCTTAAAGCACCCGAAGGATTGCAAAGATTACCGATTTTGAAACAACAATACGATGAGGCATGGCAGCTTGCGGCAGATGAAGACCGTGAGAAAGCAGCGATTCGTTTTGTTCCTCGTCAACAGTTTATTGGATCGACTTACTGATGGGCAACCGGTTTGCTTCTGGTAAGAATGCGATCGCGGAGTGTGATCGATGTGGTTTTAGGTTTAAGTTAACTGTCCTTAAACGGGAAGTTATCAAGACCAAAAACTTTGAGCTATTGGTATGTCCAAGGTGTTGGGACCCAGATCAGCCTCAATTACAATTGGGCATGTATCCAGTCGATGACCCACAAGGTCTTCGTAACCCAAGGCCAGATAGAAGCTATGTGCAGTCTGGTTTGCTGGCTGACGGAAGTCAGGGTGAAGGTAGCAGGATTTTTCAATGGGGATGGAACCCGGTGGGTGGCTCTCGTAATTTCGATGTGCCATTGACTCAAAATGACTTGATACCGGTGGTACAAGTTGGTACAGTAACGATAGCCGTAACATAGGAGTTTATGATGGCAAAAGTCGACAAAGAGGACATCAAGCAGGACAAGAAAATGATTGCGGCTGCTGTGCACAAACACGAGCGTCACGATCATCCTGGCAAGCCTTTGACCAAATTAGCTAAAGGCGGGAAAACCAGCGCTCAAATGATGAAATATGGACGCAACATGGCTAAGGTCATGAACCAGCGTTCTTCTGGTAGAGGTGGCTAATATGGCTACATCTATTAAAGCCCCAGGCAAAAAATTCAACGGCCCAGCCGAAGAATATGCCAAACCTCATACTATGGAAGATAAAACCATAGATGTTAATTCTGTTCATGCGGGCGTAGCTGATAACAAAGAATATTTGCGTAATGCCAATGTTTCTGTAGCCAATAGCCGTAGTAACGAGTACCCACCCATAAAAACATCTGGTATTCAGATGCGTGGTACAGGTGCTGCTACTAAAGGCAAAATGTCTAGAGGTCCGATGGCATGAACTATACGCAGCTTAAACAAGCGATTCAGGATTACACACAGAACTACGAAACAACTTTCGTAAATGATATCCCTTTGTTTGTTGAACAAGCTGAACAACGTATATACAACTCTGTACAGTTCCCGTCGCTACGCAAAAATGTGACGGGGTCCATTACACAGTACAACCAATATTTGGCGACTCCAAATGATTTCCTTGCTCCTTACTCTTTGGCTATTTACCCTGTCGGTGGCGGGCCTTATTTATATCTTTTGAACAAAGATGTGAACTATATGCGCCAGGCATATCCCGATCCTGCTAGCTATGGTCAGCCAAAGTACTATGCTCTTTTTGGTCCAACTGTCACTGGTGGAAGTATTACAAATGAGCTTACTTTCATTTTGGGCCCTACTCCTGATACTGCTTACAACGCTGAGTTACACTACTATTATTATCCTGTATCTATCGCGGATACCGTTAATAATCCAAGTGGTACTTCTTGGCTTGGGGACAACTTTGATACCGTGCTTTTGTATGGCTCTTTGGTCGAAGCTTACACCTTTATGAAAGGTGACCAAGATATGATGGGCTTGTACATTCAGAAGTACACTGAAGCTCTTGGATTGGCTAAACGTCTTGGCGATGGCATGGAGCGTACGGATTCTTATAGATCAGGTCAATATAGACAGGCGGTGACCTAATGGCTATCTATCAAGGCGCGACGACTAGCTTTAAGGTTCAACTGGCTCAAGGTTTGCATAACTTTGGGCCTACTAGCCCCAACACGTTTTATATTGCTCTGTATACATCTAGCGCGGCTTTGAGTGCTACTACAACGGTATATACAAGCGTGGGCGAAGTAACAGGATCAGGTTATACGGCGGGCGGCCAACAATTGGTCATCACTCAGACACCGACCTCTGGTACAACCGGAACCACGGCTTATTGGTCATTTGCAAATGCTGTTTGGAATCCAGCTGCGTTTACAGCTCGTGGTGCCCTGATTTACAATCAAACGCAAGGTAACGCATCGGTTTGTGTATTGGACTTTGGTAGCGATATTACTTGTGCCAACTCATTCACAGTACAGTTTCCAGTTTCATCTAACACCACCGCAATTTTGAGGATCGCATAATGCTCGTTACAACTACCAAAGGCGAAATGGATGACTCCCTTCTTGAGAAAAAAGAAGGTGTAGTTGACGATGAAAATGAGTACACAACATGGGTTGAATACTGGTTGGATGGCGAGCTCGTGCACCGTTCAGCGCATGTGACTTTAAAGAAATCACCTTTCATGGATTTAATCGCCGCATCAATGGCATAAGGAGCTTAAATTGGCCAACACTCAATCAATGTGTACTTCTTTCTTAGGCGAACTGTTGAGCGCTACGCACAACTTTAGTTCTTCTAACCCCGCCCATACAGCAAATACTGCCGATACATTTAAGGCGGCTTTGTATGTGACAACCGCTACGATC